GACCTCCACTTAATGTAAGTATTTCACCTGCTCCTGGTTTGTAACCTGTACCATTTGTCTCTATTAATGAAACTGTATTTGTAGGATTAGCAGCATTCCAGTTAGAAATTATAGCACTTAATAAACTAACACCATCTCCTGCTGCTAATGATACACTATTGCCATCCACTCCTGCGTTATCTGCTGTTATTTTTATAGTTTCTCCAAAACCACCTGATGATACCCATGTTCCAGTTAAAACACCACCATCAGCTACCATTCCTAATGTTCCTGTAGTAGCAAATGTAGCACCATATAAAGGTTGATCAATATTAGAAGGTAGACTATAAGTAACATTAAATCCTGCTACAGTACCATCCCAACTACAAGTAGCAGGAGGACTTTGATTTAAAGTAAATGTTATAACATATTCAAAACCATCAACATGAATAACTGTGAATTGACAATCAGGCAATGGATCTAAAGAATCATTATATACAAGAGTTATTGTTATAACACCATTTGTATTTGTCCAACCTATACTTATACCTGGCAATGGAGGTGCAGTAGAATATAATATTTGATTTACTAAATCCCCATGTATACCTTCTAATCTTATTGTATAAGAATTTAAATTACTATTATTAGTACAAGTAACAGGTACTATTTTAAACTGGTAATTTGGAGGAACATCTACTGATAATTCATCCTTGCAATTTATAGAATATGTTACTGTGTATTTTCTTACATTAGTAAAATCTTTAACTTTGTTTTTTAGAATATAATCAACAAAAGTCAAATCCTGTGTAGGAGTGTCCACCCCTACATCATTACAATTATCAGTATTTAGGAAATTTAAATTTGACATTGTTAATATTATTTACAACATAAACAAGCTTCTGTATTATTTAGCAATTCATACAGCTTTCTATAAAGATAACACATTTCATCACAATTACAGTTACAATTGCTTCCATTTGTTAATCCAAAATGTAAAAGATGAACATCTGTATCAGTGTCTGTTTTCAATAAACTTTTTATGTGTTTAGCAACCTGACAAGATGTAGCACAATCTAAAAAGAAACAATTGCTTTCAGATACTACAACAGTACCATCAATATTAGTCAATGTAACTATAATTTTATATACTCCATCTGTCCAGGTTGTTGCAGATGCATCTATTATCTTCGGATTTAACTCCATAGAAGTTCCATTAAATAGATAAACATCTGTTTCAGAAGTTGGAAAAGCAGCAGGAGCATCCCTTGTTATATCAACATCATAACCATCACAATCACAACAATTACGATATATTGTTATTTTAATATCTGTATAAGGATCAGGACTACCACCAAAAGCAGTATCTAATAACTCTGAAGTTACTAAAATAAGAGAACAATCTGAATTCTGAGATATTGTTAGTGCCATATTATATTATAATAATTTTAACTTAAAAAAGGCTTTGCCTTGAGATAAGACAAAGCCTTTGTGATATATAGCGAAATTAAAACAATCTATCCTAGACCATCTTCAGCTCCTGATTTATCTTCAGTAAGGTTTAAGTTACAGTCACAAGCTACTAAATCATCTGCTTTAGGATCAAAATCTGTAAGTAAAGCATCCATTACATCAGCAAAATCAGCAGCTGCAGCATCATTGCCACAAGGAATAATAATTGATGTATTCAGATTATTTTTATAATCCAACCACCCTGAATTAGATTCAAGATCATAAGTGATATCAATTTTGTTATATATTCCTGCTTTGTCAACAAGACTTGAAAAACCTTGAAAAGCAACACCTAACATAGTACCAGTTCTGTAAACACTTGGTTTTCCTGTAAAGCCACCTGCTTTGTATTCAATGTTTGCCATGTCATA